CCCGCACCATAGTTACCGGCAAAGTTCGCTGCGCCCCCGCCATACACACCGCCCGAATTACCCGTTCCACTAATACCGGATAGGCCCCCTAAAGAAGCACTGCCGCCGGAAACGCCGGACGCTAAAATGCCGCCATTCCCCCCGTTGGCTACGATAAGGGAAGTGCCGAAAGTAGTATTGCCACCAGCGCCGCCATTGCCTGCGCCGGAACCCGAGCCCGAGCCGCCCCCGCCCCCGCCCACTGCAAAAATCTTATAAGAGACTGGTGCGCGTACAGCGAGAAATGTAATCGTCGCATCCCCTGTGCCCGAAGCTTTGGTGAGAGTGCCTTGTACAAGCGGCGCGCCATTGCCCGTCATAATGACTTGTCCAGCACTCGCAACTGTTGCGCTCACAGTATAGGTCACACCATTATTCGTGTAGGTCGCACCAGAACTTGCAGAGCCTGTGGGGCTTAAGAAAAATACAAACGAGGCATTGTAGGTTCCTGAGCCAGAAGTAAGAAAGGAATAAATCGTGGGAAGCGGCTCAATGGCCGCCGATAATTGAGCAAAAAAGTTTGCTGTAACCCCGTCATCTAAAACGTTTGCACCCGTTTGATTTGCAACGTATTGAGCAAGCTGAGAGGCAATGAAAGTGCCTTGACGAATCGCCTTGTTATTAAATTTCGATGAGGCAATACCCGGTTGATTACCGATAAGCCGATTGGGGTCAGCTAAATACGCTGCCTGCTCTTCTAAGTTGGTGCCGGTATCAGTTCCGCAAAACGGTAAAAAATCATTTTCTATAGTCATAAATTCGCTCCTTATTAAGTCGGGTCAATTTCTCTAAGCCACGAGCCCTCATCCCAGCCTTGAAGTAGAGTTGATTCTACATCCCAGGCAAATGAGGGGTTAGTATCCGTTGAAACATAATATTCTGCAACCGCCACACCTTCGGGCCGAAGCGGTATGTATCCACCAGTAATAAGCGCCAATGTTAACGAGTCCACGATACCGCCAACAATCGCTAAATCATAGGACATGTTGTAGTTATCTTGAATGAGGATGGTGAACTGCGGAAAGACGCTATCCCAAATTGCGTAAGCCCCATCGGTTGTCCCGTCCCAACTGTTAGCGGCAATCTTTGCACGAATCAAAGTGCGGTAAGCATCGTCAGGTAGAACTGTGACATTTGTCGGGGCATTCGAGGGCTGCCAAGTTCCATAGTCCCAGCCGACATCAAAGGTAGAATCCCAGGTAAAATAAACGCCCGCAATGGGGATGGCAACATTTCGTGAAACCCCCACCCATTGACCGATAACATCAAGCTGCTGGCCTACGGCTACATCGACATCAAAGAGCGGCACCATAGATTGTGAGAGTGATTGGATGTAGACAAAAATCTGTGCAAACTGCGTCACCATTGCGATGAAGTTCGGCTGCTGCGCGTACTCGGAGGTAATTAACCCGACGTAGTCTGAAACCATCATGTGACAAACACCACATCAACTGTTGGATCGGTAAAGGCTTGTTCATTGAAATCGAGGGTGACATTTGCCGCTGCAAAACTTCCAGAATTCTTTTTTATTTCAATGCTGGTGATGTTGTAGGTTAGCCCTGCAGGATTTCCCGGCAAGTATGCTGGTGCAAAAAGAGAGGTGTAATAAACAGTATCACCAATCGGTACTACGTTGATGACGGCGGCAACGGCTGCGGCAATGAGAGGTTCAAAATCCGTTGACCATCCAACAAATGGCGTGATTGTTATCTGCACACCAATGGTCGCAATTGTTGGCCGATAGAAATTAATTATAAGCGGCATGCCGTGATTATCGTATACCGTCTCAGATGTGGTGCCGTAGGTATTCGTGCCGGGCGTTTTATGAAGGGCAATTTCGTTTGCGATTGCCATGTCATCGCCACCCGCGACAATAAGTGAGATGCTATGGGGTGGAAGACCGTTTCCATCGGTTGCGTCGGTGACGTTCTCGTAGGCTTGAACGGCCGTGACGCCGGACAAGTTCGCAACGCCGCCCGTTGTCCCTTCAAGTACCGTTAAGGATGGGTTAGCCGTGCTTTGCGCTTGGCGAATTCTAAGGGCTGCATCCGATTCAACCGGCGCGCCGGGCGTAGCCGCCGCGACGTTGTTGACTGATTGCCAGCCGAGAGTCGGCGTATAAATGGTCGTGATGGTCGCGGCATCGGCCGTGATGTTACCCGCATTTTGCGCTGTCGCTGTAACTGTGATTGTGCCCGGGCCGGGAATAGTTACGGATGCCGGCAAGAACCATTGCTGATTTAAAGAATCAATCGCAATACCGTTCGATATGACAGTGCCCGCAGTTCCCACGATTGTTAAATCAGCGGTTGAGTTAGTCGGGATGCCGCGCGAGAGGCCGTTAATTTTCACCACTCGCGAAAGCCCTAGGCCCTGCGCCGTGACGGGCGAGAAAGAGTTGAAGGTCGCTGCATCTTGCGTGATGGTGTCATAGATCATTTGCGCAAGCGCTGTTGTCCATTGGCCGTCCTGAGTTGACGGGTCCAGTACGACATCTGCACCATAAATGCCTGTAAAAATCCCCTGCACAAAAGTTAGAAACGTCGGGAAATCAGGATAGTGGTAGCCGGTTGCGTCGATATAAACTAAATCAGAAATTTGCATAGTTACTCACCTGCACTTCGGTTGTGCCATAAAGCGTGTTGATTGTAGTTGTCGCCGAATACTGGCGAGTATTTGGATCGATTGTACTTTGGTAGCTCGCAATCGAGACAACACCTTGCACAAGTAAAATTTGGGCCTGAATTGTCGAGTCGGCAAGCGCTTGCGTGTGCTTACCTAAGACGCCTTCAATCCAAGGCGTACCGACTGTGGTGTCTAAGTACCATTCACCGAGAAAAAGTAAAAGGGATGTTTGCACAAGTTGCCCCACGCCTTGCGGGACATCTTGGTAGTAATCAAGCTGCCCGTTGCCGAACGAGTAATCGCCGGTGGCGGTCAATTTTCTAACTCTCATTATATTGGCCCCCCTGTATCCCCCGTGCCCGTACTTACGCCGCCGTGTACGTGCGTTGTAAGCGAGATACCCCCGCCAATGATTGTACCACTGACATTTAAATTCCCGGTAACGGTGACCCCTTGAGGGGAGACAAGTTTTATATGGCCATCTGCGGTAATTGCAATGTAGCTAGTTCCCGCGTCATTTCTAATTTCTAAATCGGTAGAGCTAATGGTGGGCACCACTCGAGGGAGCGAACGCGGGCCCGGTAGTGCGAACCCATCGGATAAGTCATGCATGCGAAATTCAATTGGCTGATTTTGAAAACCACCAGACTGCCACCAGGCGTCTATACAGCGCGAGGCGAAGACCACCAGGACCTCATCGCCTACTGCGATTGGCATTGTAATGGTGAAGCCCCCGGCGCTTGGAAAACAAATCGGTACGTCAACTAGTGGTGGGAGATTCACAAAAGTTTGAGTATTATCCTGAGCGTTAACGATGCCCTGAATTGTCGTTTGAACGACTACGGTCATGGCCGAAAGATTGACACTTTGAACGATGGCGGGCATTGCGGTCCAGACGGTAGATTGCCGCCCATCAAAAGCAACTCGCAGTCCTTCTTCGGCGTCATTTAAAAGTCCTCTACGGTCCATAAGTCACCTGCACGCTATCAAAGGGGGTCCGAGTTACCGCCTGGTTTACACATGTTAAAGTGCAGTACCAATCTTGCCCCCGAGTGTCGCCAGAGTACTCCGCAACAAGCACGTAATACACACCGTCGGCGTTAAGCGCCGCTGGAATATTTGCAGCGGAGCCGACTTGTGAGAGATCAATTTTAAAATCCGTAACCGATGCCTCATCGATTTTTATAAGGCCCCCTACCTGAATTAAAGGATTCAAAAGGCATTTTACATTCACTCCGGTAGTTGTTTGTTGGGGCGTCCCGATAAGCCCCGTTTTGCTAGTAAGAACAACAGCGGTGCCGGCGCGATAAGACGTTTTCGGAATGAAAGTAACTTTCCCATTTTGAATTGACCAAGTTTGTCCGGTGTTTTGTCCGACAGCTCTTAGATAGTTTTTTGCATCTCCATACATTACTTTTCCGCGAGGCAACTTTGTGGTGGGGAGATTTCCAAGATTACCTTGGGTCACACCAAGTTTTGCCATTTGGTCAACTGCTGCAAAAATTTGGCTTGATTGAGTCGATCCCGCAGCAATAGTTTGATTTACTACCGAGAAATTGTAAGCAAGGTGCCCATCGCCTGCGATAATATCAATGTAGGTGTCAGTTGCGCTTTCGCGTCCTAAAATAATTTGCTTTATATTTCCTTGGAAAATTACTCCGTAGTTACTCTCATAACCCGCCTGTAAAGTCACCACACCTTGATTGGTTAAAATCACACCATTTCTGAGCGGGCTTAGTTTCAAGAAAATATCTAGGGCCGTTTGATTTTCAACATTGTAAACCCGAATGTCCGCAGTATTCGGGGTCTGCGTGTCGGTTCGTTTCACCGC